TCATAAGACTTACAAAAGTACCTCTGACATCTAGATAAGTTATCACCAAACGATTCATGTTGGAAGGGAGCTATGCTGTTAGCATCAAACTCACCTACTTCCATTTGTAAGCCTGTTATAAAAAAATTATTTGCTGTATTGTCTGCACAGTTTACTTGCCCTACTGCTGAATTTGCTTGAGTGTATGCAGCCCATGATGTAGCTAATGTGCCGCTTGTAAAGTTTGAGCCAGCACCTAAAAAAAATTCTATCTGTAATCCAATATCATTATCATTATTTATTGTACCACCTGTATCTCCTGGAATATTAATAATAACTTCCTGATATGTGTCTGCTGAACTAATAGTGTATGCTTTTGAAATATGTCTTGCACCATCATTTTGATATATATGTACGATATGAGTGCCTGTTTTTGGACTACGCACATGAAATCTTAAAGTAAATGCCTCTGCACTACTTGTGCCATATTTCAATAACTGTAAATCTTGTGCTTCTATTTTGTATTGAATCGCACAAAAATCACCTGCTGCTGGAGAACCATCTGCTGTCGTTACGTCCATTTTTAAAGATTTAACAAATCCTTTTGCTGTAGGTACAGTTGTGTCTTGTGTTTGTGTCCAAGTGCCAAGACCAGAAAGACTAACAGCCATCCTATCTACTGTATTATAACCACTACCTGTAATACCTGTAACACTTGTAGCCCTTTGAGCTACCTGCATATCACCATTGATGACAAGTGGTTTAGCACTTCTTCTATCTAAGACTACGGTGTTATCTGATACTGTGCCATGTAATGTTAGTGCCATTATTCACTCTCCAATGCTGTTATTCTTGCTTCTAGTTCTTGTATAGTTTTAACTAATAACGGTACAAGTTTGCTTTGGTCTATGCCTTGATAATCAGGATTGCCATCTTCATCAACTGCATCTTTAGCTCCTGTAATTGCTTCTGGTACTATACTTGATACTTCATGTGCTAAAAATCCATCTACTATCCTATCTGTATCTGCTATAAAATTAAATCTACAAGGTCTGAGTTGTTTTAATCTTGTTGTTGCATCAAATGTATAATCTACATTTTCTTTTAATCTATAATCTGATGCAACATTAAAAGAAACACCTGTTGTTCCATTTTGTGCGATAGAGCCAATTGCTCCTCCATTATGGGTAAACCACATATAAGCTGACCCACCTACTTCAGTATTAAGGTGTTGTATAGCAATTAACCCAGTTGAGACAGTTTGTATTTGTACTGCTCTTTGGTTTGCAAAACCTAAGCTTGTTGAATTACACAACAAGTTACCATTACTATCTAATCTCATTTTTTCTGCATTATTTACTGTAAAAGTACATGGATGGTTTGTCCTTGTGCCAACTGCGCCAATACCAGAAGCATCAGAAGATATCATTTGTGTTTGTATGCCAGCATTACTTGTCGCTAACACAACTCCACTACCATTTGTGTCTGTTCCTTTAACTTCAATAGTTTTATAGGCATCTGCTAAATGTGTAGGTGCATTTGTGCCTACTCCTACATTACCCTGAGAAGTAAAATGTACTCTATCTGTTCCTGCTGTTTTGAAATCTATTCTGTCATCTGTATCTGCTGTAATAGATGTATCACCGTCAGCATCAAGTATTAATTCATTACCATGAATATCAATATTATCACCAACAGTTACTCTAGTAGTACCATTATCCTGTATATCAACTTCACCACTTGTATCAGATATTAATTTTAAACCATCAGTTGTATCTGCATTAATTTTACATGTCATAATATCACCCATCTTTGTCCACTTGGGACGGTTACGGTTACTCCACTTGCTATGGTTATTGGACCCACACTCATCCCATTATATCCTGTAGGAAAAGTATAGTTAGCACTAACTGTTTCATTATTTGTAATTATACCATTAGACGATTCTAATTCTCTAGCCTCTAAAGTTCCAGAAAGTGTAACATTTCCATTTGCGTCTAATATAACTGCTTTACTAGCAGGTAAAGTACAAAAGACATCTTTAGTCCCAGCAGAAAAATTTACAACACTGTCAGAATTAGATGAAGAAATAATTGTAGTTCTAGCCATAGTAGAACTATCGGCCGATAGCGTGCCAAGTCCTACTTCAAATTCAGAACCACCTTGTAAAGCAATAGCATAATAAGTTGTATTACTATTACCGATACCTGATGCAAAAGTTTCAAATCCTGTTGCAGCACCTGCGAAAGTAATATCTCCTGTACCAGTTGTAGTAGTGGTCTCTTTGACCCTATCATTAACAACAAGTGCCATTTGAACCTCCTACTAAGCTATACGTATAATAGCGTTTGAAGCATCTGCTGTAGGGAATACTACTGTAAAATCACCTGCAGTAGAAGTTTTATCTCCACCAAAGTCCAATACTGCAACTGCTTTATTTGATTGAGTTGAATTATAAATCAACGCACCACGAGCTGTAATTGTTGCTGTAGTCCATGTTTCATCATCAAAATCTAAAAAAGCTGTTGTACCTGATGATGTAGGAGCCACTGTTGTAAGGGCTTGTCCACCAGCAGAATATCCTGTACCTGAGACTTCGTTAGTTACTGTATATGCTGTTGTTGTCGCATCTAAAGTTGCTGATGATGTGTATAATGCTAAATAAAAAGTATCAGCAGTTGTAGCTCCACGAACTACTGTTGTGCCAAAAGCATGAATACCGTTTAACAACTCAACTTTAAATGACGTACACATTGCTTGAGAAATTGCCATTTTATATCTCCAAAAGTTTAGTTAATTCAGAATGCCCTGCTTCATGCAGTTTATTCGCTATCGTTGTATGATTAGACTTTATAGCCTGCTTCATATAGTGCACTAGAACTTGTCTAATGTTATCCTTATAAGCCAATGCTTGTTCTTTTAGTAAAGGGTTAGCATCTTGACCTACATAAATTATTTTAGCAAGTGCTAATTCAGCTACTTGCTCGGGTGTCATACCTCCATATGAGGTAGTAATTACATCATAGTCAACACCTTGTTTTATCTCTGCTACATTATCCATTTCTTACAGGTATCCTCTCTTGTCCACTTCTATAAGCATCACGTCTATTTTTACCATCTCCTAAGTTTTTCAATAACTGCATCGACTCATTATACTTGGTTGTGTATTGAGTTACCACATCTGGTTCTTCTTTCATATACGCAGCTGCTTCCAATAATGCACCATAAAACAAAGCAGTATCGAAGTTATCCCCCAACCAAGTATTACCAGCAGTAACAATGCTTTCAGGATAATAGTAATAATGTAATTCAGCTGTGTAATTATCATCAGGAGTTGGTCCTAAAATCATTGTTGTATCATCAAATATACCATAATATTCAGGCTTTGCGTAGTAATCTAAATCAGTATCAGGAAATGCTTCTCTAATAAAATTGACATCTTTATTCAAAAGATAAGTATATTCGTTATTACTATCTACTACTGCAATACTAAAGGTAGATAACCAATCACTCGGTAACGCAAAGTATTTATTACCTGAAGTCATTGTACCTGTGGCATTTTTACGTAAGTCAGGTATCTGCACCGTATTATAGATGCGTTGCTCTGCATTCTGAATAAAAGTATTAACATCAGTCGTACTATAATCATTCTCAGTGTACGATTTAATAGCTGCAACTAACTCTGTATAATTCATCTAGTATCCTTACGCCATTGGGCCTCTAGCTTTTGTACCTTTTGTAGCTGCTCCATTACCACGAGTAACTACACCTTCAGTTTTTACATCCTTTTCAGGATAACCTGCAGTATTAGGTACAGCAACTGTTTCTGGCTGTTTGTATGATTGTGGACAACCTTTTCTGTCTTTGTTCATATTTCACTCCTAAGTTGTTGTAACAGTGACTGAACCTACTTGGCCAGTCGATTCTAAATCATCTTCTAATCCCTCTAAACCTAAAGGATTGTTAAGTCCTACTGGGTCCCAACCATACTGATAATCCCTTTGTTCTGTTAAGTTCCTATCTGGTCTAGGGTCTCTAACAGCTTGTGGGTCATCTACAGGATACATTCCTTGCATATTCTGTGGATGGTCTGGTTCCCAACACTCCTTACAAACTTTTATGTTTGTCTCTGTGGTCTTAATAAATAAGTCTTTTAGTTCAGTTAACTTATATTGAAAACCACATCTATCACATTCTGCAATGGTATGTTTAGCTGATGCATATTTGCGTCCCATAACTTACCTCATATATGTTGTCTACGAGGGGCAAGTCTCAAGTCAGCTTTCTCTCTATCTTCAGTTGAAGCCAATAACCATTGTTCTTCATACTCTTGTTTTAAAAACTGAGTTCTATCACCTGCATTTGGTATCTTTAGACTTAGATAAAATGCTAGTCCTGCTACCAAACAAGGTAAAAATCTAAACGGTATATCTTGTGTATTCACACCGTTACCTGCATCCTCAATTCGTTTTAGTGCCCAATAGACAAATGTATAGCTATCATCTTCTGGAGCTGGCCATACATTTATAATCGGTTGCGATATTTGTCTGTTTATCCACACCTGAATAGGTCTACCTGTTGCATTTTTATTAGGTATTACTCCATAGGTTGGTGCTGATATTCTAGTAATATTAATGTCTTGTTGGTTACTACCTGTCCCTGTTCTGATAACTTGTTCAATTAAATCAATCGTATCAGTAGGTAAGTTATAGGTAATAGTTCCTTCAGTGAGAGATACACTACCTTCTTCAATCGTCCAGAGATTAACACCTCTGTTAGCCCACTCTGCAGTAAGTAAATTTAAACTTCTACGAGCTGTACGTAGGTCATATCCTGTACGTAATTCTGCACCACATCTTTCAAATGCTTCTTCAACTAATTGGTTTAAATCTAAGTTAAACGTTGTTGTTCCTGATGTTGCCATTATGTTTTCTTCCTTCTCCTAAGTGGTGCCACTCTACGTGGTTTTCCAGCTGGTTGCCCAAGTCTTTTCTTTTGAGCAATACGTTTTTTCTTTTGAGCTGCCGTCATTTCTCCTGATGTCTTAGGAGTCTTGCTCGACACTCGCTTAGAAGGTCTGCAATAAGGTGTACCACGTTTCTCATCTTTATTGCGACCACAGGCTTTGCCTGTTCTTACATCCTTCCAGTCTTCCTTAAACCATCGCTTTAATGCAAGACCTTTTTTCGTCTTACGAACGGCCATTACTTTTTACCGCCTCTTTTCTTTCTACACTTAGCAATAGCACCAGAAGCATAAGCACTAGGAAAAACTTTATATTGTGCTTTCACCTTATGATAACACGCATCTTTAACACTACCACCTTTTTTAAGGGCAATAGGTTTTTTCATAGCTC